TCGCCCTATCCGAAAGACCCCCGGTACGTCTCTGGTGTCTTACACCGCCAGTATTGACCTGGAGAGCGGCTCTGTTGACCCCGGCGAGGTCATCCCCTACAGCAAGACCACCATCGTGCAGGCGGCAAAGTCTGACCTGACGATTGAGAAGTACGCGAAAGCCGTACCCATCGAAGATGTGAACAAGTACGGCGCGGAAATCGCCGTAGAAAAGTCCGATGACGCATTCCTGACAAAGCTCCAGAATGTTGTCATGGGTAAGTTCTACACCTTCTTGAACACCGGCAGCCTGACCAAGACCGCCACCACCTGGCAGGATGCGCTTGCCAAGGCTCAGGGCGAGGTTCTGAACAAGTTTGCCACTATCCAGAAGGATGTCACCCAGGTGGTAGGTTTTGCCAACATTCTGGATGCCTATGACTATCTGGGTACTGCAAACATCACCGTACAGACCCAGTTCGGCATCAACTACATCAAAGATTTCATGGGCTATTCCACCCTGTTCCTGCTGCCTGCGGCGCAGATCGCCCGGAATAAGGTTATTGCTACCCCCGTGGAAAACATTGACCTGTACTATGTGGATCCCAGCGATAGCGAGTTTGCCCGCCTGGGCCTGAACTACACCGTTCAGGGCGAGACTAACCTGATTGGTTTCCACGCCCAGGGCAACTACAGCACCGCCGTAGGCGAGAGCTACGCGCTGATGGGTATGGCCCTGTGGGCTGAGTATCTGGACGGTATCGCCGTTGTGACCGTAACACCCGCCACCGTGGGGGGCTGATTGAGCCGCTAATGGCAACGGCGCCCGGCAGTGACGCAGACCTTAGCAACTTAACAAAGGCGGAATTGCTCGCGTATGCGGAGGAAAACGGCATTGCTGGGGTTAGCGGCTCAATGAAAAAGGCCGAAATCTATAAAATTGTTGCAGGTAGCTAAAGGAGGCAGCGCAATGCTTGAAAATGTTCTACGGCACTTAAACAACTGGTTCCTTGTGGAGATTCGCGAGGGCACGTTCACCGTGGAGAATGGCAGCATTGCGCTGCCTTTTCTCCAAACCAATCAATATTTCCGCATCTGTGGCTCCGTGTTCAACGATGGCCTGCACCAGTATCCGGCAGCTGACCTGACGGATGAAACCTTTACCGGGACGGTGTGGGTGCTGGCGGTGCCAAAGGCTGTTGTTTCCCTTGCCGAAGATATCGCCGCGTGGGAAGAAAAGAACGGGGAGGCCGTTGCAAGCCCGTATCAAAGCGAAAGCTTCGGGGGCTATTCTTACACCAAACGCAGCGCTGGAAGCGACAGCAACGCGTTAAACGGTTGGCAGGGCGCCTTTAAAGGCCGATTGAATGATTGGCGGAAGCTCAAGGGGGTGGAGCCGTAATGCTGTTGGATGCGTTTGGTAAAAAGTGTGTCCTGATTGAAAAGAAACGCACGGCCGACGGCGCTGGCGGCTATATCACGGAATGGGTTGACGGCGCAGAGTTTCTCAACTATCAGGCGCTTGATACATCCATGGAGGCCCGGAGGGCGGAACAGGAGGGCGTGACCTCGGTGTATTCTGCGCTGGTCAACCGGAACGTGCCCATTGAGTACAACGATTATTTCCGGGATAGGGAAACGGGGCTGACCTACCGGGTGACGTCAAACCCAGAGGAAAAGGCAGCTCCGAAATCTGCCGGACCGGCAATCCGGGCGCTTAAATTCTTCACTGCGGAGCGAAAGGAGCTGCCAAAATGACGAAGGATAAGGCGCTCCATGCGTGGTTTTCTCAATTCCTCCCGGCATTTCCAACATCCAATGTGCCGGAGGACGCGACGTTCCCGTGGCTGACCTATGAACTGATTACCGGGTCATGGGAGAGCGGGGGAATCGCTCTGACGGTAAACCTCTGGTATTACACGGAAAGCGAGGCAATTCCCAACGCCAAGGCACAGGAAATCTCTGACGCCATCGGCATGGGCGGCGCGTTCGTGCCCTATGACGGAGGCGCGATGTGGATCAAGCGCGGGTCCCCGTGGTGCCAGAACATCGCGGACGAGAGCGATAAGAACATCAAGCGGCGGTATCTCAACATCACGGTGGAATATCTGTCGCAAAACTGATGAAAGGACGAAGCTATGAAATTCACAAAAATTCCTTCCGACGCATTTCAGAAATTACAGATCAACGCCGGTATTCTGACCACCGATTTTACCCCGGCCACCGGAACCATCGGAGAGGCGGGACAGATCGGCGCGACTACCGGCGGCG